CGGACCAGCAGGAGGTGCTGGGGTACTGGCCTGTTGTGTAGCTGCTGCCGTGAGGTCAGCCTGTGCTTGTGCCTGAGTCGAATCAGCGGATATTGCGCCGATAGGGTCAAGCGGCTGGGCTCCCCCCGGTGTTACTCCCAGCGATTGCACTGACATTGTCGTCGGCCTCAGTTTCGAAGTGCGGGATGTTGGCGTAGAGATCCACAGGGACATTACGCATGGTGTCGAACGCCAGACCTATACCGAGCATGATCTTCTGGGCACTGGGATCCTGCTGGATGTTGTCCAGAGCGTTGGCCATATAGTTCACGGGGGTGGCCCAAGACGTCATGGAGCGGACCCTGCCTTGATCAGGTTAACCATGAGCCTGGTGCTGGGAAGCGCATCCTGCATATTGGCAAGATACTCCATCAGAGGCATGCTCACAGCGAGCTTGCTCATGTCCTGCTTCTCTACCTGCGATGGGTTGATGCCCAGCGAAGCAGGACCAGGACCAGCACCCAGACTCGCACCAGACGTGACAGGTTCCCCCGGACGCGTAGACGGAGCACTAGACGGAACAACCTGCCCAGCGGCAGGATTGCTCCCAATCGTACCCATGTCCATGCCCGGTGGGGAGGACTGCATACCTGATGGCGACGCAGAGAGCGGAGCCCCCTGCTGAAGAGACTGGAACTGGGAGTTCTCACCGTACTTGGCGTTCGGGAGCTGCTGAAGTGCCTGTGCTGCTCCACCATCAGTCCTTCGACTCATTGGACCAGGTCCGGAGACCTGTGCTGGACTTGCTGGAGGTGGCACGGCTACTCCTTAGTAGGCAGTGTTCGAGCGCTCGGTACCAGGGCTGGAAGGGCTGGAGCCCTGACCTGGGTTGTAAGACCCACCGACCGGAGCTGAGCGGAAACCACGAATGCCCTCACCCACGCCCTTGTTGGCAACACCGGTACCACCAGCCATGGAGGTGAAGTCCATGGCCATGCCGCTGAGGCCGTCGTCGTCGATGAGACCCGCCCAGTTGGACTCGATCGCACCGGTATTGGTGGGGATAGAGCCGGACTCGAATGTGTGCTCGTCAACGCGGTTGAACCCCATACCTTCAGGACCCATAGAGCCCTGCTTCGGAGGAGTAGGCGGAACCGCCTGAGAGAAATTGGGCTGTGAGAACTGGACGCCACCTGGCATGTCAGCCTGCCTTCCGGCCACAACAGGCCAGCTTGTGAGCCCCTTCGGGCTTCTTTGGGTTTACGGGAATCGCCATCTTGGTACGAGCACCGCAGAACTCACAACCCTCTGGGTTAGTGGCCTTGCGGATGGCGATGTGGAGCTTTGGATCTTCGACACTGAGCCCCTGCTCGGCCATGGCCTTCAGGAGGGTATCGACGTGTACGGTCTCATCCACTTGGGATCTGCCTATTCACTGTAGCGCCCAGATTGGGCTTGCCTGTCCCTCCGGACATTCCGGCAAGGAGTTTCAACATATCTTGTGGTGCTGGCTGCCCTTGACCCGACGGTCCTCCCTGAGGTATGCCTGGCATGCCCTGTGGGGCTCCAGGAGGCCCTGGTGGACCTCCCATGGGGGGTTGTCCCTGAGACATGTCCGCAGAGCCTGTAGGGGGCTTAGGAGGCGCGAACGCCGCAAGGATGGCCTCGTGCAGAGGAATACCGGCCTCACGCTTCTTCATGACCGTAGCCAGCTTCGTGAGCGTGTCCGTGGGGTCCATGCCCTGTGCGGCCATGGCAGGAACACTCAGAGCTGTCTGAGCCAGCATCTGCTTGAGAGCGTCGGTCAGTTCTTCAGTGTCGATCTGTTCCATGACCTGGTCAACGTTAAGGTCGAAAGGAAGCTGACGCAGAGCATAGTCACGAGAAATAAGCTTGTCGCCACGAGCCTGAAGCAGGAACACAAGAGCCCGATTAGGGTCCATACCAGCAGCCATACCGTAGGTGACATCCACCTGGTACACACCGCCGATGTCCTTGCTCGGAACGTAGGACTCCTCGTACTGCTGGCCGTTGACCTGGACACGGATCATCCTCCGGTTGTTGGGCCAGAACTTCTCATCCATCTCGAACGATGCGCCGATGCCTCGGCGGGTGAGGTCTCCGAGGATGATCTGATAGGTGCGGACCTTGGAGTCGATGGTTCCCATCAACTCTTCCATGCCACGACCGGTGACGATGGAGCCGGGAGACTTGCCTGTAGCACCTTCGGGGAAACGAGCACCGACAGTCATGTCCTGAGACAGAAGCTCACCGATCTGCCATGCGGCAGGAGACATCTCCATCGCGGCATAGTGGATCTTCTCACCCATGTTGGTGCGGATGACACGGTCACGGCCGAAGGGGATGTTGACAACATCCGGCGGAACCACCAGAGGTGCATTCACAGACTTCTTGGCTGCCGCCATACCCATCTGGGCGAACACAGCACGAGCGACTTGAAGCCAG